GGTATCGAAACCATATGCTTTCCAAAAGAAAGCTTTTATCCTAGTGTTGGCTGCACTGATCCTCTTCTAGTCTTGCGGGTTGACTTTGGTTTGCCATCAAAGCTTGTAATTGCTGCATGCAACCCTTGTGAGTATTATAGCCTAGTCTTTTTGTTGTGTCTAGTATTTTCTAGACTTTCTGGCGGGATAACTTTGTGCTTCGCTGGGGTTAGTCACTTCCCTACCTCTGCCATGATGAATATTGGTGGAGAGGACTGGATTCGAACCAGTGTAGTCTTTCGACGGCGAGTTTATATGCAATTTTGCTGCATGTATCCCTTGCCGTTAATATATATGAAACATATAGTAGTGTCAATTACAAAAAACTAAAATGACAATTTGAGTTGAACTAATAGATCATCCAACTCTTGCCAGTCATGCAATTGCAGATCCATACGGAATTTCCATATAGTTCCCATTACAATTGCGTGAATGGTCCACCTCAAATCTTGCACATCCAGGGCAGCATGCACCCGAACATCCCCAATACCTGTGTGTTCTCTAATCACCCTCTCAAGGCTTTTTTTGAATCACACGATAATCCAGTGTTGATGCCATTTTGAGTAGATATTCGGTGACAATGGATTCTGCCAACCATTCCTGATCTGGTTGATAATAATAATCCAGAGGCACATCTATGGCTACACTGTGAAACAGGAACTTATAGCTTTGTGTGGTATAATCAATCCGCCAATAAAGCCAAGGTGAGTGATAACCATTTCTCTTGATGGGATCCAATTGCCATCTACTTACACGGATACCTTTGCTCCTAAATGTATCAGCCAGCAATTGGATCATTTGTTTACGAATACTGGGCTTATGCAATTTCCACCTCAATGGGTTGCCAACTGCCATTTTCGCCAGGGTAACCTCTGGCATTGTTGATGTATCTCACACCATTGAGAACCTGATCTTCTCGGAAATGTGTATGACCATAACACCAGGTTACCACACTGGGATCTGCAACAGCCTCCATGTATGTGTTGACAAAACTGCCATTGAGTAGGTTCCACACAACATCATTGGTGAACCTGGTAAACTGCCTATGCGGAATGTGATGACTCACCACCACCTTGGGTAAACTATTTGCTGTTACTGCTTGAGCAACATAGTCTGCGTCCAGCCTGGCAGCCTCCAAGACTGCCTGGTAGGCTGTATCACTGGCCCACTCAATCCACCTGCTGTCGCTCATGTAGCGTTCCCAGGCGTCTATCTGTGAAATTTGTGTGAGGTGAACACTTCCATCAAAATTGTGCCAACCAGTTACTCCCACAAATTCCACACCGTCCACAATCACACTGTTGCGATGAAGGAAATGAATATCATGCTCATGACTCCACCTAGCATAATGAGTATAAATTTCATTCACATTAGTGGGATAAGGCCACTTGCGTTCCCATTCAAGCGAATCATACAGCCTGGTGCGCCTGAATCCCGTGTTGTACATGCAATGATTTCCTGCCACCCAAATCACATTAGGGAAATAAGATTTGAGTTTGATAATCTCAGTGGATGTTCTAAAGACATCATTACTTATATCTCCTGCCACAACGACAGTCTGACATTCAGGAGATAGATTATTGAACACAGAATAATCAACAGGAGAATGATCTACATGAAGGTCAGAAATCAAACAGAATTTCATAGATGAGTATCCTTGGCTATATATCATGAAATAATAACATGAGACTACAATGAGTCAACACAAAAAGTTAATTGTTCCAATGGCAGCCATTGGAACAATTATGTCCAAGTGGGATATACATACCCAATCCCACTTGTGAATATCAGCATGGATGTCACTGATCAAAATGAACTTCATTTGCTAGAGCCTTTGATATTACTATCAGCCTAGCAGGAAATTTCCATATGTCAAATCACAACCAATATTTGGTATCTGATCTGCCAGTGCGGTTCATCCAACGACCAGATTCTGAACGACCATATTCCATGCTGCGTAGACGATTTTCCAGATCAATAGTATCCGCAGATTCACTGAGATATTTTTCTTCACTGGTCATGAAGAGACCCTTCCACCACATTTTGAATTTATTCTTCATCATTTTTCCTTGTTATCTGTTTTTGCGATGACGATATTTATATAGCATGATGTCACGCATGGCTCTGGCTTGCGCCCATGTTTGTAGGTAGGTCCAAATTTTGATCATGACCCGCATATCCAACCTCTTTGTTTTTGTGAATTGAGCATTTGTCGTTTCATTTCACGGGCTTCAAATATGATTTCAATCATAGTTTTGAACGCATTTGAAATCTTTTTCATAGCATCCTCCTCTTTCGTTTTATAGTATAACTGTATTTAGATAATTTGCAATGATTTTTTGTTGCAGCGCAACAAAAACACCACGGAGCTGGTATGCAACTACAACAGGTATTTGACGATTGCTGTAGGATGGTTAAATATACAAAATTTGTAGGAAAATCTTGTGAAGATACGCGATCTATTACTGGAATATGACGCCAACAAAATTCGTCAATTGGCGCCGTTGTTGGCCAATAGAACACAAGACGACTCATTACCCAAACTTAAATCAGTTGAACAATTGGCTGATTATGTGGAAAAACAACTGGGAATAAAGTCAGGTGAATTGGTATTTTGGATCTTGCACAGATATCTCAACAAATCCACACAAGGGCAATATGGCATCAACAGGTGGGAAGATATCAGTGCAAGATTGATTCCTGCACTGGACAAATTCACCAAGCTCAAGAACAAGAAAAAATTACCACCTGAACAACGAGATATCAACAGATTTAAGTCGTTGGGTCAACTGGAAGACCTCATGGATCAATATCCTGATGAGGAGTTGGCAAGTCAAAAAGAGCAGGCCAGTGCTCAAGAAAAACAATATTATGATTCAGGCCAAGCTGAGTTGGTTTACAACGATCCAACAATCAAAGTAGTGGTTCCCAAAACACAAGAGGCCAGTTGTTATTTTGGCACCAACACAAGATGGTGTACTGCTGCCAAACAAAACAATATGTTTGGCAGCTACAACAACCAAGGACCTTTGTATATTGTTCTGATCAAACCAGAAAATGCCAGATACCAATTTCATTGGGAATCCAATCAATTCATGGATGAAAAAGATCAAGACATCAATCCCAACCAATTGGCTGACAAATATCCTGTTTTGTGGAAAATATTTCAACCCATTGCGGAAAAAAATAAATCACTGGTATTAAACCAAAATCCCAGTCTAAAAGTTCAATTGGCAGCAGTCAAGCAAGATGGCCAGGCAATCCAATTCATCCAAAATCCCAGTGAACAAGTGCAAATGGCAGCAGTCAGTGAATATGGCTGGGCAATTGTATATATCAAAAATCCCAGTGAACAAGTGCAAATGGCAGCAGTCAAGCAAGATGGCCAGGCAATTGAACATATCAAAAATCCCAGTCCACAAGTGCAAATGGCAGCAAAGGCAAAATGACAATTTATGAATGGGATTGCACAATCCCATTCATAATTTCAAAAGAGCTTGAACTTCCTTTTTGTAGACAGATTTGATTTTTTTAGGATCATTCAAAATGTCTTCCAGGACAACAATTTGATCACCCAGATCAACAATCTCTTGGTCCACTTTGGCAACACTGTCTTGTGCCCAACGATAGCTGGGAAAGCTCACCAACCGTTCGATCTGGCTGTCATCCAACGTGATCTTGGTGCAAATTTTACGCACTTGATCTTCCACACTTGATTTGTTGGGTGCAGTGGGCAGGAATTTGGGCAAGCCTTTGTCCACACATGCTTTTACAGCGCATGCAAAATTCAACTCCTTGGTGAGATCTGCAATCTGCTTTTGGAATCGTATGGTAAACCAACCCAGTCGCCATTCCACAAAGCTCTTGACCAGATCTTGAGCATTCTCATATTGACGGATACTGGTGTTGTTGAAATCCAACACAACAAATCGTTCACTGCTTTTGCTCTTGAGCTTGAGGAAGTTGATGGCATCCTGCTCACCCCAGCCATCAATTGTGCCTCTCTTGAATCTGATTTCTATGTTGATTGTTTTTGTGCTTCTGTCAGTGTAGGTGTTGATTAGTCCGTCATCTTCCATTTGGTTCAATCTGGCCTTGAATCTTTCCAAACTCAAGTCTGGAGGCAGTTCTGTGACTCGCACTGTAGTGACACTTTCCACCACAACTCGGCCCATGAACTCATAGCTGTTGTCGCCCAGATCCTTGGTTTGTACATTCATGCAATCGTATTTGGGGATTATCTTCTTGATGGGCTTGTTGTCTATGGCTGCTACTGTGGCCTCAACAATATCCTGCAAGCTGTGTGGCAAAATATCAGTGCTCCAACCCACAGCAATGCCACTGATGCCATTCAGCAACACCAGGGGAATCAAGGGTAGGAAATTACAGGGTTCATATGTGCTGCCATCATAATTGGGTTTGAGCGGCACAATATCAAGATCAGTGTATAGCAAAGCCTGAGTAGCCTTGCTCTTTTTCACATAAGTGTAACGAGGAGCGCCCCAACCATCAGGAGATACTCTGGTGCCAAATGCGCCAACACCATCCAGCAAGGGCACATTGTTGAGATAGGGTGCTGCAAGACGACTGATGGTATCACTGGCGCTGACATCTCCGTGGAGAAAAATTCCCTCCTGTATCGCCGAACCGGCAAGGCTGATAGTTTTGATTTTTTCACTTTTGTTACGAATCATCCATAACATTTTGCGCTGGCCATCCTTGAGTCCATCACACACACTGGGAATAGCCCTATTTTGTGCGGTGTAGATAGCATATTCTTTTGAACTAGTATTGATAAAATCACTACTGGATAATCCAGTTATGTGCATTGTCTCTTGATTTACTTTTTGAGCGCTTTGCACTTGTTTCCGTGCCATCTGTTATAGTTTCCTTTGTTTGTTTCTATTCCGCAATGAGGACATGATATCCGTGAATTCATAACTTTGGTTCCAGCTGAAGTCCGTTCTAGTCTTTCTTCTCTAGATAGGGTTTTCCAAGACTCTTCAATTATAGTAGGTCTCCTATGATGATATAGGTCCAATTCAGCTTCTGTAAATTCTTTTTTTGCATGCCGCTCCCTTAATTTCGCTCTCCCTAGATACCAATTATCAGTTTGCAGCATACGTTGACCAAAAAGTTTGAGAGAAGGAATAAGTTTCACTTGTGCATCAGTCAATCCGTTGTTTTTCAATCTTTGTTGAGCTTTTGCTAATGATTGTTTATGAACTTTGGAATCAGGATTGTAATTGATATGTTTAACTAATTGGTTGAGAACATCTGGATGATTGCAAGGTAATCGTTTGATTGTCCCATCCGGATATCTCCAAATAGAAAATCCTTTTTGATTTGTCGGAGTCTTATGCAACCCTGCTGCTCGATTCTTATTCCAAGTATCTCTAATTTTCTGTTTGATCTCATCTGTGATAATAATATAATTGCCTTTGTTACCGTTGTAACCTTTGGGATATAATGTGTCAAACAGTTCGACATAATATATTTCCATGGCTCGATAATATTCATCAGGCTCATTGCCTTCTTCAATCAACTCAATGATGAAATCATCTCTTGTTGCCAAGCCATCATCCAGATCCTTTTTGATCCATACCCCGCCTAGCCCAGACATATGTTTTTCAAATCTGTCCATGTGCGTTTGTTCTTCACAAATACTGATGCCAATATAACTGCGCATATTTTGGATATTGGTTATTTTGTAAACTTGTTTCATTGGGCCCTCCATCACCGTGTAAGTATATTTATTTATACCTGCACGGTGATGAACGGTGGATTTATATGCTCATCCATTCCTTTCTCGCGTCAGCTCTGGTTTTGTTGAAAAGTAGATCCAGTGTGTCACTGAGTTTACCGTCATCCAAGAGTGGAATCAACCTGGGACTTACCAGACTGTTTTTCCAGTCAATTTCTTCCAGACTGGCCAGTCCTTTGGCTCTGGTAGGTTTGGGACAGCCATGCCAATCCTCGCCCTTGTAGTTTTGCCAATCATCGCTATACCAATAGTGACGATGTTTTTTCTTGTCTTCCTGGATGATAAATGGTGTGCTGAACACAAGGAAAAAGGGTGGTTGCTGAGGATCAAACAGGTCAGGCCAATACAGGTAAAAGAAGTTGGTGAGCAGGGCCATGATGTTGGCACCATCAGTATCAGCGTCACAAGTGATCCACACTTGTCCATAACGTAAACTGGTTCGGTCTACTTTTTGGCCCATGATCAGTCCAATGGAGCTCATGATATCCTGACAGATCTGATTGTCCAACACAGTTTTGTTGGTTTCTCCACGAACATTGAGGATCTTACCACGCAAGGGCAAACCTCCATGAATTTCTGGATCTCTCACAGCACTGGCCATGCTGATGGCGCTGTTGTGCACAAGTAAACCGTTACCCAACACAAAAGTTTCATCATCCATGACCTGGATGTCATAGGCATTAAAATTATCCGTAGGAGATATTTCTGTGATGTCTTCCATGAGGAAGAGAGATTGATTGATATCCATGTTAAATTCCTAAGATTTGGTTTAGTTGTTGTTGATAACTATGAGGATATATAATTATACTTGAAAATGTTTGTTCTTTAAATCTCATGTGGTTCGCATAATCAAGATTACCCATATTGCCTGCAATTTCTATATATAAATTTGGTTTGATCAAATATAGATCATAAAATAAGGTAGTGTTGGGATATTTTTGGTTGATTTTGAAATCTTGATTCTCATGTAGCCCTTTTGTGAGAAGATAATCATACACCAAAATTTCTAGTCTGCTTTTTAGTATAGTCCCACAATTACTGTAGCTATAGTAGCTATACTTGTTTTTGAAAATTTCCCTTTGATGGGTTTTGTAGGCAGGTAATTTGGATCTCACCAACCAATCTATCTGTTGCGATGAGATTGAATAAAATTCTTTAGCCACGTTATACCAGGAATAATACTTGCATTCATTATCAATATTGAATGTGTTATAAACATGCAACGGATTTTTCTCCGCCAGTGAGGCTACACGGCCTATGAAACTATCAAAAGTATCTTCACTTGCACCCTGATCGGTTTTAAAAGTGATCCACTTTTCCAAATATTGTTGTGTCCCTTGTATTTTGCCATATTTGCGGAGATAAGTGGGTAAATCATGTGTGATAGACATTTTCCATAAGTTATAGAGAGACTTGCCTTCCTCTTCTCCATGTTTATCTATTAATCTGTCAAGTGTCATAGATTTTAATTTTTGTACTTCTTTCCATAAACCAACCCCCTGAGTTCCATGTTTTGTAACATATCCTTCTAGACTTCTACTATAATTGGCTTTGGAGATCCAAGAATCTCTATCTTTGCCAGTGGATTCCCACCATTCCTTGGATCTACTTTGAGATTTTTTATGAGATTCACTGTTGGTATGATTACAAGGATAAAAAGGAGTTTTATTCCTACTATGAAGATGTTCATGAGCTTTTTGGGGATCCATACCATATGCTTTTTCTATAAATTCAATACTGTTTTTATTAAGTGTCTTACTGGCGCACGTATTTTTTGCAAAACATAAAAATTGAGCTTTGAATCTCCTTTTGACTGATATAGGGTGTATTTCTCTGTTATGAACCTCATGCTCTATGTATTGAATATCATGATTATGATCATTACACCATGCACATCTTAGTTGATAATGAGAGATATTCCATTGCTTAAGGTATTCAAAGATAGAGATTTTGTTGCGAGTTAATGCACCTCGCAGCCTTCGTATGCGTTCCACAGGATCATCATTACAGGTGAAAGATATTTTAAATTTAGGACATATAAAAGTTTTTTTGGTCACGATGTTCTCCTTCTGTGACTTGTATTTATGGGTCACAGAAGGAGAACGCTGTTTAGATATTGGCAGCCAATAATAAATGGTTTTCAAGGTCCAAGCAGTTAGCTTTGACTTTGATTATGGATGCGGTTGTTATATCAAAAACTTGAAATAGATGGTCTGGAGAAGTGATAATTGAACTCTTGATGTGGTCATTACCATAAGTCACACACAAACTGAATTGTGCATGATTAAATTGATCAATATCGTAGATCTCCAAAAATTGGCAGCCCAAATCTAGAGTTGTTTTGAACATACGGTGTTGATTGAGATCCAGGTCCTCTGCCTTCAATAGCTCCACTTGAGATGTTGTTTTGTTGAATACTGGTATTTTATGGTTCCTACTAACTGTAATATGATTTCCAGATGCAGTTTTGATAATCATACCATCAATTATTTTGGCAGATTTGTTACAAATAGGTTTGAAGTTACCCTTATGAGTTAGAACTAGATCACCCACCTTTGTTTCTTTGATTGGTTTGTGAACAAGAACACCGTAATCTAAAACCACTACATGTGTATCTTCATGAATACAATCACCTTCTGTGAGCATGAGAATACACTTGGTTCTGTCTTTGCCAGTGGCATCCATGAGCTTGGGCACTTTGTTGCGCAAAACTTTGCGTGCTAGTTTGTTGGTTTCTGCATCATCTTTTTTCTGTGTGCGTGCTGCACATCTAGCATAGATTTGTTCAATCCATGACTTGTGATCACGAATGATTCTCTTGTAGAGCTTCTCATCATCCAAGGCAGTCTTAACATGAGTCTCAACTTCCTCGTTGATCAGCCTGGTTTTGCTCTGACTGTCAAAATTGGGAGCGTGCATGGTGGTGCTGTTGTACACCAGTATGCCTTCGCTGATGTCACTTCTGTTGGGGGAGAGTCCACGACGCTTGCTTTCACGTTCCAGTGCCTTGAGTAGACTGCTGAAGAATACTCGCTTGAATACATCAATGTGATTGCCACCATTGAATGCTGGGATGTCATTCACAGTGCTGTGAACATATTCGCCTTCTGATGCAAATTGGGGAACCAAATAAAATGTGCTGAGGAACTTGTCAACGTCAACTGCCACTTTCACATAATCCAGAGAGTCAAAAAAGGTTTTGTCCAAAGTGGCTTTGACCGATATTTTCTCGTCGTTGAAGTAAAACTTCACCTCTGGATGGTTGGCAGCAATTTCTGTAATTCTACTACGCACAAATTCCATAGGGAGGATTCTGTGCTTGAACACTTCTTTGCTGGGCACAAACTCAATGAGTGTGCCAGTTTTGTCTCCAGACACTTTTGTGATCTTGGCCTTGTTTACTTGGAGCTCAGGCAATACAGCAGTGGGTTCCTCAAAGTGCTGTTGGAATTTTTCACCATTGCGCCAAACAGTCACACTGGCCCGTTCACTTGTATGCACAGTTGCACTGGCACCGATGCCATTTGTGCCTCTCACCACTTCACGTTCATCAAAATTTCTACCCGCCCGGGGACTGATCAAAACCATGGTGGCCTTGTGCATTTTCTCCCCTTCATCCCAGTCTGTTGGGATGCCTCTGCCATTGTCTCTCACTGAGAACGTCATGGTTTCAGGATCATATGTGATGTCAATCCTGTTGCCATGGCCATGGCCCAACAGTTCATCCAAACTATTGTCCAGTATTTCTCTAAATGCTGTGTAGATTGCTGGTACCCAAGTGGTTTCTTGAGCCACCAATTTCTCACCGTTCCAGTTCACCACTGTTTGAGTGTGTGGACTGCGACTGCCCAGATACATTTCTGTCCTGAGCCTAATATGTTGACTGTCTGTTAATTTTTTGATTGTATCTTTTGCCATTATATGTGCCTATGAATTCTCTGCTAGTTTATCGGATGATCCTGATAGGATCAACAAGAAAGGGCGGAGTAATTCCGCCCTTTTTTATTATACTGAAATAAGTCATATAAATCAATTAGTCACGATCTCCTAGGAGATTGAGCAAAAACTGAAAGATGTTGATGAAGTTGAGATACAAGCTGAAAGCACCATACAATGCACTTTTTTCTGGGCTGTCAAATCCCAAAACTTCACCATAGTTGAGGTAATCATTCTTGAGATTTTGCACGTCATATGCTGTGAGTCCTGTGAAGATCAACACACCCAACACGCTCACCACAAACATCACCAAACTGCTGCCCAGGAAAATGTTCACCAACATGGCAATCATAATACCCACCATGCCCATGAACAAAAAATTGCCCATTTTGGTGAGATCCGTGCTGGTGGTATAGCCCCACAAGCTGGCAGCAGCAAAAGTTGCAGCACTGATAAAGAACACAGTGGCAATGCTCTGGGTGGTGAACACCACAAACAGGGTGCTCAAGCTCATGCCCATGGCCACTGCAAATGCCCAAAACAACGCATGCACAGTAGAGTAACTGAATTTGTGCAAGCCATAACTGATCACAAATACAAAAGGCAGGGGCAACAGTGCAAACACAATGGCCAGCACGCCCTTGAGGGCCACTCCCAAAATTGCGGCTGTGATCATGGCTGTGACACCACTGACCACAAGGGCTGTTGACATTTTGTTGTACACACTGCGCATGTAGTCTCGCAACCCTGTGTGAATATCTCCATGTGAGTGTGTCACACTCACATGGTCGCTAATTTGATCATCCATCATTTGTTGATATCCTCATTGAGAATTTATTTGATACTAATAGATATTCTGCCTTGAATCAAGCAATCATAGAGGTGGGGACCCTTGCAGGTCAACTCTATAAATAAGAATGGTAATCAGGGTGTTGGAACCACCCTGAAACCCAGCTTGGAGATCCTGGGCTGTCCCAACACTTATTTATCTTGGAGACTATAATGTCATCTAATAACAATTATCTCGTAGATTATCACGGATTTGTATATCTCTGGAGAGATCATATCCATAAGAAATATTACCTTGGAAGTCATTTGGGGTCTAAACATGATCATTATATTGGATCCAACACCTGGTTAAAAACCGCTTATCAAAAGAGACCACATACTTTCACTCGCCGTATAATTCAATGGTTACTGTTCCAAAATGAAACACAGGAAATTGCCCTATCACGTCTTCACAAATTAGAGCAACAATGGTTGGATATGATTGACGATAATGAATTGTCAATTAGTAAAAATGTTCTAGCAGGCACAAATAGATATTACAATATGAAGAAAACTGCGGCCGGTGAAAGTCATAAAGGGCATAAAAAGAATAGGACCAAACCTGCGTGGAATATAGGTATATCTTCTGAAATGTTAAAATTGAGGAAAGAGGGATATTTTTGTTTGTTGTCAGATAAACCTAAAGCTGCAAAAAACCGAATAAAACATAGTTCTATTCTGGTCCCCAGACCACGAAGAGTTAAGCGACCACCATCAATATGTCCTGTATGTGATAAACAATTTCTTGGTAACATTGGTCAAAAGACCTGTAGCAGATCTTGTTCAGGTAAAAGATTATGGCAAGAAGGGAAAATATCACCACAATGGGGTACGGGAAAAGCTTGGAATAAGGGGTTACCAAATCCTTTGGCAGCAGCAAATGGAATAAAAGGTGCCCAAAAATTACGAGAGAAAATCAAAGGCCGTAAATTGATCAAATTAGCGGACGGGAAAAAACACTGGGTATATCCTGGAGATGAAAATTATCCATTAGTAGATAGTAACATCAAAAAGAAGGAATCAGCAAAAATACCTAACAAAGTTAGCCTAGATGACCTTCCTCTTACACCATCTCCATTACAGAAAGGTTCACCAGAATGGAAAGAACTCTTCAGACAGAAGGTTATGCAAAATGCTAAAAGAGGACTTGAGCACTCATCAGCCTGGTTATGGGTTTTGAAAAATCCTGTTGGGAAGATAATTGAGGTAATAGGATTAGCTGACTTTTGCAGAGAAAATAATTTATCTATGACGGCTCTTCAATACAACTATAATGCGCTAAATTCTGGCCCTATTAGCCGAGGTAAATCAAAGGGTTGGCAAGTAGTAGATAAGAGGAAAGGCAACATATAGTTGCCTTTCCCTATCCGTTATGTTACCACGTGGATAAAGCGTTGCGAACTAGCTGTTTAGGCAGCTAACGCGAGATTGCCGTTATCGTTGGCCTTTCTCAATTTGCACTAATTTGCAGTCGTAGCTTACTGGTGCCTAGATACTACTTTCACCTCCGGTCGAAACCCTTTCACCCCCATAAATGGTGGAGGTGGCGGTAATTGAAACCGCGTCCCAAGTGGCTATTATAGCACCCTATAACTATCAGATCAGCACGTCTTCTGACAGTATTTCATCCTTCTTCCTTTATACCATCCTTCAGGGATAATGTCAAGTTTATCAATATATTTATTTTGTTCTATTACTGGATTATAGATCCACATTTTTCCATTGCCAGTATCAGATTGCTTTTTTAAAAGTTCTTTGTATTCTGTTACAGATAGGTATCCTTCAGGGATATTAGATGGAGTAACCATTATTCTCTTTGATTTATCATCAGGAGAGTCTAGGCAAATACACCATATTTTACCATAATTGGGATTACCTTTTCCTGTATGCAGAGCTGATAATTTTGCTGCTTGTGAAGCCTGGCCTATCAAGAAATAATCTGGATTTTCTTTTCTCAATTGCTGCAACTTTTTGTTGCCGAGCAAGGATGCTTCCTTGGCTGTAACTGAATTCCATGGTGTGCATTTTTTCAATAGATTTTTGATGGCAATCTTTCCAGCTTTACTTGCTCGTAGTCTATGAGCTTCATCACCATTATTGATATGGCTGAATCCTCCATCACCTTCTTCTATCTTCAAATTCGCCCATTCCTGACTATCCACAATATTCCATAACTGTGAATTATATATACCTTGTTGACGTATATAACTTGCATCAAGTGATTCACACAAGATTTCTGTAGATATATCTATTCCATGTTTTTTAAGGTGGTTCCGCCATCTAATGCCAGATCCCACATATTTGTAAGGATCCTGTTTTGTAGTTCCAAGATATTTCAGACCTGTTTTGTTATGAGTTTTGACGTAGAGATAAATAGGCATTGCTGAAGCCTCCGTATGGGTTTTAGAGCTAGTGGGTGTTGCTGCACCGTGACTAGCACTGTATTTATACAGAAGTTCAAATAATAGGTCTTGCTCAACCCATATGTCTAATTTTCATGGGCCCTAGGGCCCAAACAGTAGCATCATCAATATAGTCTATATTGAGCATAATGTCAATACCAGGGTGGTGGGTGTCCACCCTGGTATTTTTGGGTGTTCAGTTCTTTTTGACTGCGTCTGTGCTCTTGGCAGCCGGTGCAGTGGTTGTCACAGGAGCCTTCTTGTCAGTGGTTTCTTTCTTGGTGGCATCCACAGCAGGTTTGCTGACTGGTACAGCTGGTGTAGAGACAGCACTGGGGCTGGTGCTTGCAGGAGCATTAGCTTGGGCTAGAGCAAGTGTGGGGGCAACAACAACAGCGGCGGCGATAAATGCAGATTTGAACATTTGAGAGTCCTTGGTTTGTGATAGGAACTTTTCCTTCACAATAGTATTTGGCTGATAAATGCAGCTGAAAGTCAGCAAACCTGTGTTGGAACTGTGTTATTTTGCCATAAACCAATATTTTTTGGTCATGAGAGTGAATTAAAATTTTGTATGCTGGCTGTGACTTCCGCAGCAGTCTTGCGCAACTGAACTTGCATTTGAGTTAGGTTTCCAAATGCTTGTGTATCTGTGGGAATGGCCAATCCCTGGCCGGTGGGAGTCAAGTATAGCCAATTGTTGGCTGCTGGATTGCTGCTTTTGAAAATTGTCTCCACACATGGATTCACACTGGGAACCACAAGACGAAAGGGATTGTTCAACAGACTATTGATGGCTTGACTGACATTATCAATCTCAGATTTAATGGCTGCACCCACTGCAGAGACTGCTTGTCCCACTGATCCAACAATGCCCTGTACACCTTCACCTAGACTGCCCAATAAACTGTTGGATACACTTGTGACAGCACTGATGGCAGTATTGATGGCTTGCTGAACTCCACTGGTAATTGCTCCCAACAACGCAGTGGTGGCAGCACTAAATCCTGCTATCACAGCCTGTGGAACAGCAACCAGAGCACTGGTTATTTGATTGAGTCCTGATGTGACTGCATTGAGAATGCCATTGAAGTTGCCCTGAATACTGCCAATAAATCCGCTCAAGCTGTTGCATCTACCAATTGTGCCAACTTCCTCTGGCCTGAATGTGAGATTGATAGCATCAAATACTCGGGTTGGTTGATCCAACACATTTTTGGCATGGGCAGCCATGTTGCTGAGCATGATGGGTGTTTGTCCTACCTGATCCAATCCTCCCAGGGCTGAAGTCAACTGGGTCAGTTGTGCGGCAGAAATATTGCCACTGGCTTGTGCAGCAGATACAACTTGTGCAGCAGGTGTGGCTACTGCACTAACACTGGGGGCTGTGGTTTGAGATCCTGTGGCAGATGAAGGTGGTGTGTTATACGATGTGTTGACTTCCTGCTGTAAGGCTGCGTTGGGATCCCCATAATTGGGAGGGGTAGTGGTTTGTAAAACCTGGTTGGTGACATAATTTGTCACTGTATATTGTG